CAATTGTTGAAGGATTTGTAAGCTTGAGTTCAAAATCAAGAAGATCTGTTCCATCAAATCCATGTGCATGAAGATGAATAATTGCGATCTTGTTGAGCTCTGATAGAATTGTTCGCTGGATTCTATTAATTGAACGTGAGAAACGTATGTCTTCTTGAGAAAGCGTTGCTTTTGCGCCAAGACCTTCATCATAGCCAAGATAGGCTTTAGGTATCTTAAGAGCAGCAAATAGCTTCTTTTGAATATACTGCACATCTTCGACAGATGCAGTATTATTACCGCCTGCGAGCGTATCAATTTTAGTTCCAGTTGAAGCACCTCGAACAGGCAAGAAGTAGTCTTCGTCGACTGAGAGTGGATTATAGCGCAGATCGACGCGACCAGTTGTCTTATCTACAACTTGATTTTTCTTTAGCTGCGATTGCGCTTGCTCCATGTAGTTAGGAATTTCTTCTGGAGGAATGTTGCCAACATCGATATAGAATACGCGGCGATCAGGTGCTCTAACAATGCGATAGACAAGCATTGCATCCTCAATAAGGATTAGCTGTCTCCAAATCCTGCGTGCTGCTTCAAGAACAGATGTTCCGTAGGGTAAGAACGCATCATTGCCAAGAATTCTAAAATGACTTACCTGCCAATTTTCAAGAATTTGGTTGCCTTGCGTCATCCACCTAAATCTAACTGCAAGTGGATCATCCTTGTCAAATCCTTCTTCTCTTTCAATTTCATTGACAGCAATTGGATAAACGTTGATAACACCTTGTTCTGGTGATACGTCATTAAAGAGAAAGAAATCTCCGTATTTGCACATATTTCTGACCCATGCTGTCAAATTAAAGTTGACATTCAGTGTGTCATAAAAGAGCTCATTTAGGATTCGATCAATTGATTGATTTTCTGAGTATATGTGTAGTACATTGCCCAGTTCATCAGGTGCAACTGATTCTTCTGCATAAATGTCAAGTGCACTCGCAATTTCAGGTGTGTACTCCATCTCTTGAAAGTCGGAATATCTTGCCATTCTGTCATATGAACCATACGCAGACATTGCTGAGCTGTAGACATGACTTTGAGTCTTACGAAAAAGCTCAAATGCAGTTGTATTTTTTGCACTAGGCCTAAAGTCTTTAACTCTACGCTTGACAACAGGTCCACTTCTGAATAGTGTTGTAAGCCTTGAAAAGATATTCTGTTCCTGTTTAGCCATTTTTTACCTATAAATCCATAGTAGGTCTGCGGGTATTTTATTTCTGCTTACGTGTCTTGAATTTACAAGATCACGTTTCGATTCGACACGTCTTTGACTTTCGCCTGACATTATATCGTTTGCTACACCATTAAAATTTTGTGATTTAATTGACATTCCTGCAAGCATTGCTTGATTTAACGCACCTGAATCTTTGCCATGCTCTGCTGACGCATCGTACAGCCACGTTCCAATTGCTAAGCTCATAACAAGATCATCATTTTCTCCTTTCATTGCCTGAACTCTATTGTCATTCCATACGAATGTCTTAAGTTCATCATAGAAACGAGATGAGTAAGATATAATCTGTTTGTTTCTTATTAGCTCTTCGAGCTTGGTAAGAATAAGTGATCTTGACTTACCGCTTGTGTTAAAGCCTGCTGTTGTTGTGTCGCCAGGTGGTACATAATCGCCGATATAAACGGCATTGCTACGTTGATAGTACATTTTCGGATAATTTAAATCACGCAATCTAACAATTGTTGCATATCCAAAGCTATTATTTTCTGGACACAATAATGCTTTATTGTATTTAAGCCCAAAATCATTTAAAAGATCGCCAAATCTATCTGGTGCGATCTTTCCTTTATACTCTGCAACTATTTCACCTGTCATTAAGTCAATAATATGAAATGCTGAGAAGTCTTTTCCGTCACCTCGGGCGACGTCGCCTGACATTACATATTTGTGCTCTGAAAGCGGTTGCTTCCAAATCCACACATTTCTGTCAAAGCCTTCTCTTACTATCGGAGACTGTATTTGTGTATGAAGCCATTTTAAGTCATCATCACCTAAAAATGTCTCACCCGATGATGCAAAATCACAGAGATATTCCTGTGCAACCTGTCGAATTGACAAGTTTTTTGTCTCTTTATCAAACCATTCTTTGTCGCGCTCAGGATGAACATCCCAATTAAGCTTTATTGCCTTAAACTCATTGATGCCTGCTTCAGCATCTTTATAAAGCTTGTAGTATTGACCACCGACACCATTTGGAGTCGAGAGCACAATTGCGCGGCCTCCTGTTGTTAGCGTCGGATATAGGCCCGTCCAAAGCGTGTCAAAGTCTCGAACGAATGCAGCTTCGTCAACAATTAGTAAAGAAAGTGCCTCAGAACGACCTGCGTCTTCTGAGGTTGGAATGGCCTTGATTGTCGATCCGTGGCTAAATTCAATAAGCTGCTTATTATTTGCCGTTACAGTTGGCAATACCAGCCAAGCAGGCAAGTTATTGATAATAGTCTTTGTTTTCTTAATAAAATTCTGCGCGATTTGGAGCTTAGTTGCAATAATCAGAATATTTTTATCTTTCTGAAATAGCGCAATCCAAACGGCATATGCAGCAACAAGTGTTGAAAGGCCAAGCTGCCTACCTTTTACGACGATAGTAAATCTATTATCAATGAATTCTTTGACACATTCATCTTGAAATGGAAATGTTGTAAAAGGTATCGTACCTTTTGTCGGGTGTTGTATCTTGACATAGCTATTGAAAAAATATGCAGGATCTCTACCGCACTTTACAATTTCTCCAATTTGGCGTGTCTTGTTTGTCGTTACCATTAGTCGTTAACAGTGAAAACTGCCCTTCGTCTATAATATGCTGTCCTCTTAGGATTGTAAGGTGACATTGAAATTAACTCAATCTCATCAGTTGAATCGCCTTTCTTAAGCTTTAATGTAGAACCTGCAACTCGCTTATATTCTTTCTTAACTTCAGCAATAAAGTCATTAATAAGCTTTTCAGAAACTCTTTCTTCTTCTTTGACTTGATCACGCATAACTCTATCAGCAACTAAATTCACAATTGTCGTATAAGTGACATTAATTCTGTCACTTGACATTGTTGTTTTAATTGAAAATGTTGAGCTTTTTGTTGTTGAAGATTTTCCGAATGTCGTATCTAGAATTTGACCAAGTATATTAACCTTCTCGAATGTCATATTTTTTCCTTTTAGCGTGACGTGCTAATAAAATCCTATTATTTCTATATTTATCAATCTCTGTAGGATCTGGTCGCCAGCCTAAATTCCATTTTTCGAAATGAGGCTCTGCCCATTGCATTGCACAATTTCGACAACATTTGCTTCTTGCATAATGTGAGTAATCTAGCCTATAATCAAGCGAAAATCGACAAGTTTCACAAAATAGAGTCATTTCATTCATATGTAACTCTTGCTTTACCTGCAATCGAGTCAATGCTTAGGACATTGTCAACAATATCTTTGATTGCATCAACGTGTGAAATAATCATAATTTTCCTGAAGTAGTTTTTTAGATTTTGAAGAAGTCTTGCGCATGCTTCTAGATTGCTTTCATCTAGAACACCAAAGCCTTCATCAATAATAAGCATATCAGATTTTGGCAATGAAGAAACGTTTGTTAATGCAACTCGAATAGCAATTGATGCAATCATCTTTTCCATTCCTGATCCAAGCTCGATAATTCTCCGCCTGTCGCCGTAATTGATGTAAATCTCAATTGAGCTTGAATCATCACATTCGATTTCAACGGTAAAACCAGAAATGCCACTTAGAATTTTTGAAATTTCACTATTGATTTGTGGTAAATTCTTTGCAATGATATTTTGAGGAATTCCTTTCTTGGAAAACGCATTTTCTAGTAATGTCAATATTTCAAATTTATCAAGTGTATTCTTTAGTGATGAAATTTGACTTGTATTATTTGACAATTTTTCATCAAGTCGTCCTAAGGTTGATGCAATAGAAAGCATTTGTGCTTCTAGCGAATCTATGATTTGCTTTAAATTCAGGTATTCTCTATGATCATTTCGAATACCAGAAAGCGACTGCTCATTTGCTCGCTTAACCAAGCTAGCATGCTCAGTCTTGTAATCATTACATTGCTCAGTCTTATTACCGAGGCGCTCAGTAAACAATGTAATCTGTGACTGCGATTGCGCTTTTTTAGATTCCAAGTCTTTTTCAAGATCTACAAGCTTATTAATCTTATCAATTTTTAACTTAATATCGTCTTTGCTTGTCTCAGAAAGTTTTTCACGAAGAACTGCAAGTGTTCTTTGAATTGTTACGCGTGTATTTTCTTCTATTTCTATGACTTTCTTGCTATGATGAGCGTCTTTGATAAAGACGCAAGAAGGAAAACTATCTCCGCATGGAACGCTATCAAGAATTTCAATGTTTCTTTTTAGCTTGTCAAGATCTTTATCTTTAGATTCTAGATCTTTAAGATTTATTGCATATTTCATTTCAAGAGCAACAATTGCATCTTGTTGTTTTTGCAGTTCGTGTACACTAAATGTGTTTTTTACATCTTCAATTCTTTTTATCTTATCAATAAATGTTTCAACACTTTTTTCATTTTCATTAATCGATTCTTGAAGTCGATTAATTTCTTTACTAGCTTTGTCAATTTTTTGAACTAAATTGTCAATGTCTGACTCAGGTATAATGCGCTCTGTTTCTGCATTTGACATTTTTGATAAACTTGCTCGATTCTTGCTAAGCAAGCCTCGAAGATCATCTGACTTATTTTCTAAGTCTTTTTTCTCTTGCACAAGAGCGGCATTTGTCTGGTTTAGCGATTCAAGGCCTGATGCAGATCGCAATGAAAGCTTGATAGGGCTCAAGTCTTGCTTGACTGCGTCTGTATACTTGTCAAATATATCAAGATCTAAAAATCTACTTAGAATTTGCTTTCTACTTGTTGATTTCTCATTAATAAACATGTTCATTTGACCTTGTGGTGCCAAACATGTATAGAAGAAATCATCTGCAGAACCAATAATCTTTCTTACGATTTTTTCTGTCTCTCTGCGTTGCTCGTCATTTAGATCTTGAACGACATCGCCTGTACTTTTCTTCTTAAGCGAAAGCTGCGTATTTGCCCAAACTTCGCCCTTCTTTGGATAGTTTTTTGTAGACTCTCTGGTTATTTCATAATCTTCGCCTGATACTGAAAGATTAATCTTTGATTTGCAAGAGTCAGCGTCAGTATTGATAATGTGCAAATTTTTCATTGCACCGCGATCAGATGTATTAAAAAGAGTGTAGACTATTGTACCAATAATCGATGATTTGCCTGTCCTGTTTCTACCAAAAATTCCTGTAATACCTTGCAAGTTATCAAAATTAATAGAGTTACCTTTTCCATATGAAAAGACGTTATCAAATTCAATATTTTTAAGACTCCAAACAACATTTCTTGCAATTTCATCATCAAATGTTACTTCGTCAAAGTATTTATCAAATTCTTTAAGCGCCATTGAAATCTTAGTGTCATCAATAAGCTTTTCTTTAAGATAACTTTCAATTACATTTTTGATTGATTCTCTATCTCTTAGATTTGAACTCTTAAATTGATCAATTACTACTTTATCTTTGTTTTCTGTTTTTGCGTTAATCTTAAACACAACCTCAGAAAAATTCTTAAGTTTGACTGCCATATCATGCAAACTTCTTGCATCAACATCAGACACACTATCAGCTAGATTAAATCTAATTCTTGACTTATCTGGTAGGTTTGTAATTTTACTGAATGTTGTAACTACATCGCCTGCCCATTCGATATTAACAAATGGGTATGCATTTTCGACTTTAATGAACTTAGTAGTAAATTTATTCTTATTCTTAATGTCCCAGAACAAGAATCCTTTATCCAGCTCTTCACCATAGTTTTGCTGGATTGTTGAGCCGCAATACGCGATTGTCTCAGCATCATTTAAGAATTGACGACGATGAATATCACCAAACATACCGAAATCAAATTTTTCAAACATGTCAAGCGTGACTTCACCTTCAAGACTGAAGTCTGTATCTGACTTAGATCCTCTTACAGCGCCGTGATAAAGCGCAATATTGATAAAGTCAGATTGTGGTTTTATATCGTGCCATGACTCTTCATCAAATGGTGAGAAAACGCACCACTTAAAACCTTCAATTGGTGAATCATAAATCCCTGACTTCTTGAACAATCTGATGTTTGGATTGTTTAGTGCATTAATGACAGGAGTGATTGCGTCTTGCCTGTCCTTGTTCAGCAAGAGTCCGTCATGATTACCTAAAATAACGTCGACAGGTGCAATTGTCGCAAGACTATTAAACCACCACGTCAAGATCTCAATTAACTCAGGAGTAATTCCTTGCGTCTTTGAATGAACGATGTCGCCACCAATGTATATTACATCCGGTTTTAACTTCTTAAGTTTTTCAAGAGCATCATTGAACGACGCTCTATACTCGTCGTGCCGTGATAAGCCTCTAAAATGAACATCTGCGAAATGAGCAACTTTCATAATCTAATTTTAACAGGAAAATGCCACTTTTACTTAATTAGATTTACTAATTTTGTCGTATCTTTGACAATTTGTTCTATAATTTCTTGAACCGCTGGATTGCCATAGTCGTCACCGACTACATCATATGCAGAAATCAAATTGTTGATAATTGTGTACATTTGATGCCTTGTCTCGCTTGGGTCAATTGACCGCCTGCTTTCATAATCGTCCTGGTCGCCAGGAATCTTTCTCTGGTGAAATAGCGCTTCATCATTTAGCAGGCCAAGCATTTCTCTAATTGTTATTCTTAGTTCTTTTTTCATATTGCTAAGTATCAGAGAAGTGAGCCACTTTTAATATTTGCTATCTTATAATGAAATGATGATTTCATATTCCATTGTTCGATAGTAGATTTTGCATGATCAAGCTGCGCTTTTGTCATGTCAGCAATGTCTTTTGCAGATGATGTATTCATTATTGAGACATTGCAGCCGTATGACACCAATAAGTCAGAAATTCTTCCAATCTTTTTAGTCATATCATTATCAAGACAAATAATGACATCGGCTTCATTTGCTACAATCTTCTTAAAAAGTAGCGATGACTCTGAAAGAGACGATCCAAGTAGACATGTTCCATTTTCTTTTAGTGCAATCAAGTCAAAAATGCCTTCTGTTAAATGCACTGGCTTGTCCCAGTCAATATCAATATCATTGAAAATAATGGCAGTTTTATCTGTTGTTGCATTCAAATATCTAAATCTTGAATTTGCATCTGCTGATCTGGTAACAAAGTAATTTACTTCACCATCAGCATCGAGTGAAGCAAATATTGCTCTGCGAGAGTATCTTGTTTCTTGTGCAACACCAATGCGATATTTCCAAAAATCAGACTCTGATATATTACGCTGACTTAAATAGCGAATAACAGCTTTGACATCTGGATTTTTTTGCGATTTTAAAGTAGAAATAGGACAAAAACCGTCTGGAAGCTGAATCTTTTCTTCGTGCTGAAATTCAATATCTGCACTAAGAATCTTATCATTTAGGTAGTGCGCCCGATAGAAATCGACAATATCTCTTGTCGAATATTTTCTTAGCAACGAAACAAGCGAGTTTCCTCTTGCACTGCAAACCCAGCAATGATATTTCCATGTTTCAAGATTGATTGCAAGCTTTTTCTTGGCTGCAGATCCGCAAGTTGGACATGAAATAGTTAAATCATTTCCGTCGCGAGAAATAATTCCTTTTCCAAGCGTCTTTTGGATGAAATTAATACGTTCTGTATATGTAGAAGACACTTTTCATCATACAACATCGTCTTCTAATTTACCATCGTTAAGAAGACTGATTCCTGCTCGACAAATTACATATGCATCTGACATATCGTAACATGATGTCTTAACTGCACCTGTTTTCTTCTTAGGCCAGTCAAACTCTATCTCTCCTGAGACCCATTCATGAACTTTATCTTTAGTTGTTTTTGACTTGTCTTTATGATTAATCTTTAATCCTACGGTTGATCTTGCTCTAATGACATTAATCATATTAGGTCTTATATTAGTCTCTTGATACGCCATAAAAGTAACTGCCCCGTTAAACCTAGCAAGCGTATTAATTGTAGCTGCTGACGAAAGACCCGGTCTGAATGCTTGAAGATCCTGTTCTATAAAGATATACTGTATGTTATGTAACTTGTTCAAGACGTCAAGATAATTTTTTACGGTTGCGCATTTGTCAAAAAAGTCTTTACACTTATCGAGTCTGATGCTGTCAAGGACTACAAGATTGTTATCTTGATCCAGTATACAGACTCCTGTGCATGATGTAGATATATCAAGCCCCAAGAACTTAGAAGTCGTATTTGATCCTAAACATGAATTCATCAGAATCTCTTTTTGCAATAGGTTGAGCGAGGTTTGCTCTCATTATAACATTCAGATTTTCATCATGTAAATTAATGCCTGTTATGTAAACAAACCTATCTTCTCTTTCATTAAGGTTTTGTGTAACTGGAAACGGTTTGTAAGTAGGATTCGATGAAGAATTTATTAACGAAGCAGGACAAGGAATATTCAATACCATGACAGGCGTTCTCTGTTCTCCGTTAAACGACATTTGCATTTGATCTTTTGCAAATAATGCAAGCGTAGGATCCGTAATAATTGCAATCCCTTCATTGTAGAATATATTTCCTACTGCAGACCACTTTGATGATTCTACGCTGTTTGCCCTGTATAGCATTCCTTGACCGTCATCTTTGATCTTAATTGAAATTGATTCTGCACTTCCGCTTAAATTTGTGTCAATTAATTCAAATGTGCCTGGTAGGATATTTTTTCCATAGCCAAGATTTGACATTTCAAAAAGAACAACCTGGTTTGAGCTTGAATCCTTGAATCTTTGTGATAGTGTCAGGGCAGGACCAAGCGCAATGTTTAAATTTTCTGGTGTTGCGCCGCCGAGAGCATTAAAGCCTCCGGGAAGTCCTACAAAAAATGTTTTTGTAGCTATATTGTTTGTCGATGTTTTTGCAGAAATATCGTTCATTGATATAATTGAATGATCGACACAATCAAGATCATCCACAAAGAATGCCGAAGTTTCTTGTGTGATAGGTGTAAAATCAGGCTTTTGACGAGAATTATCATTTGGCAATATTGTCAAATTTCTCTTTCTTACACCTGTGTCTTCGTACAGTAATTCATTAGCAGTCTTGTTTAAGACCGTAGTTGTTATTTCTGAACCTGACAGATTAAAGAGTCTTGGAAATTGTCCTGATTTATAATCTTTGACAAAGTTCTCTAAATTCATATAGAATCCGTTGACGCCTAATGCCATATCGATGCTAAATGGGCTAGTCGTAGACTCGTATTTTGTTTGAAATGGCGTTACTAGCACATCTCTATCATTAGTAATAGTCGTAAAAAGCGGAGGAACGTATAATAGCAAATCTGGGTCTGTGCTATTAGAAGCTGATGCGATTAAATCAATATCAGAATCGCTTAAGAATCTATTGAAGATCTTTAAGTCGTGCAACTCGGACTGTAGTTGGTTTTCAAAAACAAATCCTGTAGGTTCCGTTGAAAATCCAGAAAATGTAGGAATGCCGTCTTTCGCAGCAACTACGCTATTAAAGAATTTGCCGTTATAATCAGACCCTTGAAAATAATTGCCAATGATAAGTGCATCAGAATTTTCATATGTTGCAATTGATCTTGATGGCACGTTAAAGCTCTTTGAAACGCCGTCAATGACTATACTGCCTGATCCGTAGCTTCTATCTTGACCTCCCCATCGAACAGTAACATGATGCCACGTATTGTGAGACAATGTATTGTCGTCTGTTACGAAAATCAAGTCTCTAGGAAACGTAAGTCCTGTTTCAACTGCAGGTATAGACAATTTGCTAGGCGGGACGTCAGCGCTTTGACTAAGTTGTAATAGAAGTCTAAATTTGTCAGTATTGTAATTGCTGTCTTTACTAGAACCTGTTATAAGAGAAAGTGCAAATGTTGATGAAAGATGCATTATTGTGCCAGGCGAGTAAGAAGACCCAGACTTGCACAAGTAACGAGGATTTATGTAAAAATCAATGCTAAATTGGCCTGCAGGCGTATATTGCCTGCCGAGCGCACTATCTGTATTTGCGTATATGAGAGCTGTATTGTTGGGGCCTGCGCTTGATGAAAAGAAATTTAATGCATGATAATTTCCGCAAGAAAAGTCGCAAATTGAATAACCGTGCCTGTAGTAGGGCATCAGCGTTTCTTTGACAATTTGCTTCAATATAAAAGCGCTGCCATTGTTATCTGTGTAGTTAATGGGTTGCGCATATCTAATCGGAGAAAACGATATGTCGTTTATCTTAGACACACTTTGGCTGTTGACATTTTTCAAATAATCAGACATAATCGAAGCAACATCTGTTGATCCCTGTTTGATATTATTTGATGCGGCCTTTAGGTATCCTTCAGTTGAATTTAAAGTTCCTTCAGCGAATACTGAGGTGGTTGGATTGATTTGTCTGATTACAGTGCTAGGCCTATTAATCAGCTTTATAGAGCCTGACACACCAAGAGATGATGAAACAAACATTTGCCTTGGATGCAATGCAAATGTTACATTTTCAACAAGGTCAGGTGTTATTGGTATAAATGCCATTCATTTATTCTTAGAAATCTAGTCTGACGCGGAATGTCAAATCTCTTTCATCGTTCTTTTCAATTGGCCTGGAAAGCTTGGCGACTGCAAGAAGATCGCCTGCTGCGTTATAAAGACCAATTGAAGTAACGAATGTAAAGGACCGCTGTGTAGATTCTTCACCTAGATCAATAACACTAATTCTTCCAGTCGAATCTGTGAATGTTGTGTTTGTTGAGAAATTAAACTCATCAGCAGTTGCCCTACAGAATGCAAGTGTTGAGTTAATGTTTGTTATATTCTGGAATGTTACTGCAGTATCTGAACCAGATGAAACACGCACGGATCCAAAGTGATTTACAATATCATTAATTGAGCCTGACACGAAGAAGTCAGGTATGAACTTAGCGCTTGGATTGGCGCCTGGAAAAGACGCTCGGCCTATAATTGTCTGA